ATCAGGCAATCAACACGCCATTGCTCAGACTCGCTGCAAAGGCCGTACAGGCGCCCGCCGAACGTAACTGCCATATCGGTATCGATTTCAGCCTTAGACCAGCCACACATGCCAGCAAGCACGGACATCGACTGATTTACCGGAGCCATCGCGTCAGCAAGCAGTTCGCCGGGGATGCCGTCGGGCGCCAGCGCATCACCAACCGAGATCCAGACCTTAACGTCGGCGTGCGCCTTGGCTGCGTCCTTGGTTTTTGTCACGCATGATTCAGCGTCATACCGGGCCTGTTGCTTGGCGTTGAACTCTTCACGAACGGCGGTGATCATCCCGGCCAGCTTCTCGACTGATACCAACGCGCGGTCCAGTTTGTCTTGGTCAACCTTGTCGAAAACCTCGGCGCTGATGGTTTTGAATTGCTCGGCAGCGTTTTCAGATTGCGAGATATCCCGAAGGTCGTTGTCGCGGGTGCGGCGCATGAGGGCAATGGCTTCTTTCGCCTTGGTCACTTCCAATGCCAGGGTTTGGGCGCGCCCGGTGTCGGCTTTCAGACCGGCGAACTTTTCAAGCTTGCCATCAACGAAACGAAGGTCCTCATCACAGCACGGGCACTTAATCGGCTCGGCCCCAGCGCGGCACTCGGCCAGGGTTTCAACCAAACCTGGCAACTTGGATTCCCAGGCGGCAAGATCCTTTTCTGTCTCGGCCAACTTGGCTTTACGGCGCGGCAACAGCTCGGCAGTTTCATCTGCATCGCTCAGTCTTTGGTGCCAGCTATTCGTTGCCTCAGACAGCCCGCGTTGATAAGCGATATAGGCCAGCCCATCTTCGCGGTTTTTTTGGTGCTTGGTTGCCTTTGCAAGCAGTTCGTCTAGTTCCTCTTTGGTAGGAGCCTTCCCCTCTGGTTTCGGAGCGCTCCAGCCTTCGGCAACGACGCTTCCCCATACTTGCCCGGTGATTGCCTTCCATGCGCCTTTTGCAGCCGTAGCGCGTGCGTACGCCTCTTTGCTGGCAGCAGGGAATCCACCGTGCAGCATAGGCGAGAACTCTTCCACCATTTCTTCGCTGATGCCGCGCTCGATCAGCTTATCGGCGATCAGCTTTCCGCTGGCCTTGATTCCTGTCAGGCCGAACAGCATGGTCCGGCGTGCGTCTGCATCGATCTCACAGAACAGCGACGGGCGCAGCACGAACGGCAGGAACTCAGCCCCGGCAATTGCTGGCGCGCCATGCTCACCATTTGGCAGCCGGAACTCGGCGGCATCCTCAATGCCTTCGAACGTGACATTGATCCGGCCTTTCTCGGCGCCGTTGTTCAATGCTTGATTGAGATTCTTTTTCAGGTCAACCCGGACAGGCTTGCCAAGAATCGCCATCGACAGGCAATCACCAATGCTGGACTTCCCAGCCGCGTTATCTCCGGCCAACAGCGTTACGGCGTTTTTCAGATTGAGATCAGCGCGGGCAATACCCAGCACGGAGCTGATGGTGATTTGATTAATTTTCATTATTAAGCATCCTTTTCAATTTGCGCGGTAGATCCGGTCCACTCACCATCATTGATCAGTTGGCGTAGGCGTTGCTCTTGGGCGTCCCGTGCTGCGTCCCGTGCTGCGTACCATGCTTCGTCCCCTGCTGCGTACCGTGCTGCGGCCAGTGCTGCGTACAGTGCTGCGTCCTCTGCTGCGTCCTCTGCTGCGTCCTCTGCTGCGGCCCATGCTGCGCCCCCTGCTGCGTCCTCTGCTGCGTCCTCTGCTGCGTCCTCTGCTGCGGCCCATGCTGCGGCCCATGCTGCGGCCCATGCTGCGGCCCATGCTGCGGCCAGTGCTGCGTCGTCACAAAGGCCGTTTGCAAACTGCTCAGCAACGTCCAGCGCATTCAAGCTGCGAGGGTCGGTCATCAGGTGCTGTACTTGGCGAGCAGCCCATACAGCGAGCAGACGAAAATCTCTGTCATGGTTTTTAACGGCCCGCATCGACCACAACGCGTCATCTAGGCCATTACTATCGAGGATAGTAAGTAGCGAAATAGGCTCGTCATCTGCTTTAGTTTTCCCAAGCGTCCCGAGAAGCTTTTTCCATCCCTCGGTGCACGGATCGCATTCCCGGATTTGGTTCAGCGTGGTTATAAATTTCATTGGTCTGACTCCTTTGTCTATTTGGTCAATGCTTCCATTACTTTTTTCAGGTCGTATCGCTTAGAAGCTCCGATGACGACATGGGGAATTTCGCCTCCCCTGGTCCAGCGCCTGACTGTCTCAACATTTACCGTCAATATTTTGGCCAAGTCTTTGGCCTTTAGCAGCTCGTTCATAACCCACCTTGTCAAAGTTGGCCAGTTCGACAAAGTACCGGCCACACACGCAATGTAGCGTTTTGTTGTATTTATGTCAAGCACAAAAAAGCCCCGGATGATTAGTCCGGGGCCTCGGTTACAGATGGTTGACGTTACGCGGTTTCACCAATGATCAGGCGCAGGCCCATGTCATCTTCCGGTGAAATGAAGCCTTCCAGCTCCAGGCGCTCGATGGCTTGTGTCGCCAGCGCTTCAGACAGGTCGAAGGAAACAATCAGGCCGCTTGCATATATCTCGCCGTCACGCACTGCCTTGGCGCGGATCTTTTCCAGCAGGTCATCGGTCAGCTCAGTAGGGTTATCCGAAAAATCATTGAGGCATCCAGATTCATCGGCGGTCACTTCTTTGGCTTCCTCGGCCTTTTTAGCTATGACCATTTCCCATCCGCCTTCCAGATCGCTACCAACAAACTCAACGACCCCTTCCGCAGCCAGCGCTGAAAGCAGGGCATTGGCTTTATTGAAACCTATGCTCAAGCGGTTTTGCAGGCCTGCAATGCTGGCGTTCTTGTTGGTCACAACAAAGTCGCGGGCCTTATCGAGCATTTCAGCTTCGATCACCACCGGCTTTGCTTCTGCCTTTGGCTTTGGATCGGCTTTTGCTTTGCGTACAGGCTTGGCTTTTTCAGAAGGATCTACCGTATCAACAGGCTCATCAATTGGCAGCGACTTCTGTTGCTTCTCGCCGCGGTGCGCGTCCATACCTTGCAAGAAGTCACGTTCATTCAGGATCACCAACACATCGGCTTGGTCGGTGGCCGCGTCAAGCAGTTCATGCTTCCACTCTTCTGTTGCGCTGACTTCACCGGTGACTTTGAGTTTCTTGCCAACCGCACAGCTTTTCAGGCTAAGGCGAACGGTTTTGGTAGCCTGCGCACCGATGATAGATACGGCGGTTTTGATCGCCTCCTTCAAGCCGTCCTGCATTTCAGCGATGGCCGCATCTTGCTGGATCTCTGACATATTCTTGAAGGCGACGGCGTGTTTTTTCATCTGCACCAGCATGAGGTCAAGCAGGTCATGCCCCATCAGCTCCTCGGCAAGCTCCATTGGAAGCAGGCCGTCACGGGTAGCGCGCTGAACGATTGCTTTATGTTCATATTTCATGGGATCTCGCTTTTTTGGTTGGGTTGGTCAAAGTGGTTGGCGCAGCTTTCACCGCGCCCGGTCAATCATTCCATCGAAAAATCTTCGTCAAACTCTTCATCGGGAATCGGGGTTTTAGCTTCGGCCACTGGATCGGCTTTTTTCTCCGGCTTAGCCTTTGGCTCGGGCTTAGCTTTCTGCTCAGATTTCACTTCCGGCTTGATCTCGCCTGTCGCAGTGTCAACCGTTTCAGCCTGACCACGGTCTACCGATTCACGCGGCTGCTCGGCCAGGTCAATCACAATGCCGTTCTCGATGATAGTGCCACGGCCTTCCTCGGCTGCTTGGCTGACAGCGAGCGCGTTGCTCATTTCGATGCTGCTCGGCATGTACTTGATGACCTGCAACAGCGGGATCTTGCGGCAATACATTTCCCAATTGCCATATGAATAATGGCGCTGGCCGACCTTATTGTAATGGTCCCGGTGTTTTCGGATCTTGCCGACAGTCCACAGCTCGATGATGGGCATCGACGAATCTTTGACCCAGCCTACCGCGTAGGCATGGGTGATATTGTCCGGTCCGTCGAGTTCGGTTTCGTTGTGAATGACCAGATCGCGGCGGGCACCATCGGTGAAGGTGTATTCCTGATCGCTCATAATCACGCCAGTGAACACTGTACCGCGCCCGGAGCGCGACACCAGATCAACCAAGCCTTTCCAGCCTGGAACAAAGGTGCAGGTGTCTTTGTACGGGATCAGGTAACCGGCGCCATTTACCCCAGGCTCAAGGCCAAGCTGTGCGGCGGTCATGATCGATGCAGCAATACTTTGGTGCGTACAGCGCTGAAGATGTTGCGAAGTACTGAATGCAGTCATCGCCAAGCGAGCCATACGGTCGCTGGTCAGGTGTTTCGGCAAAGCCAAAGCCAATTGCGGCTTTAGCTTGTCCATGAAATTGGAGAACTCGGTGACAGGCTTGGCGACACGCTGGGCGCCGACGGCTTGGCGTAGGTCATTCGTTGACATGGTAGATCCTCTATTTCAGGCGTAGGACGCGGCTGGCGCTGGTTTTTGTGTACTTCTTGGCGATTACCGGATGGGCAGCCCGGAAAGTGTTGATATCGAATCGGTCGGTGTTCTGAGACTTCCAGGTCAGCAGCTTGTCAGCGCCGAACTGTAATACCTGATGCTCACCGAGGAACAGCTTTATCAGGCTTTCCTGTTCTCCAATGTCAGATTCGATCAGCTTTAGGCGCTTTTTCAGATCCTTGAGTTCAAGGTAAGCGTCCCGCACTTCCACGGATGCCTGAATGACTGAGCCGTGATCCCACGGAAATAGGCGCTCGATATCTGATACGGTTTTGGCCGGTGGGGCATCCAGGCGCTGGATGCGATCCCACATTTCGATCTCAGCTTGGCGCAGGTATGTGATTACTTCGTCGTCGCGCTTGACGTGGTACAGGCGAAAATCATCAACGCCAATCAGGACCGGGAAGATTGTTTCCTGACTACAGCGGACCATCATCCCGTGTTGCGCCTGCGCGTTGTAATAGATCGGCACGTCATCGGTGTACTGCTCACCCCACGAACCTTTGCCATAAAAGTTGGCCGACTTGGCCTCTACGTTTTTGCCGTCGTCCGTTTCCGCGTCCAGCTCAGCAGCAAGAAAGGGCAGTTCCTTATCAAGGTGGCGGCGGCTGCGCTTGCCATCATCAAAGCGAAGTAGGCGAATTCCATGCTCATCTTCCAGCATGTCGAGAATGTACGGCTCAAGGCGATGGCCGCGCTTGAAGATTGCTGCTTTCTCAGGGGTGATCGGCTCGGGGCCGCTGGTTTTATCGAGGTACACATCCAACGCCGTACGCCAAGGCGATACGCCCAGGATTGCCGCTGCGTCTGATGATCCGATGTACGTCTTACGGTCGATATTTCCGACTGTTTGAGTGGTCATGGTCTGTTCCAATGGTCATTTGGTCTGGTCAATTATACAGCGTTGAATTGCGCCAGCAAGTAGAATAATTATTTCCGGAAAGAAATTAATGTTTATTTGCCGTAAAGCCAGCGCTGCAACTGACGGGCTGAGAATCCGGTCTTTTTCTCGATCTGATCCCAGGTCTTTTCATTTCCGCGCATCGCCTTTGCGATTTCTACAACTCCACCTTGTATCTGGCGCGGTGCACCACGACAACCCAGGGTGACGCCACGTTGTTTCAGGTAGCGCCGAACAGTTGACCTGGAAAATCCAACCTCTTCTGCGATGACGCCAGTTGATCGACCGGCGTTATACATGCGCACCATTTCATCGACCTTTCTTTCCATACCAGCAAGAAGGCGAGTCTCAATAGGATCTAGATTTTTCACGGATTCAACCTCTTAAATTCGTCAAGGCACGCGTTCCAGCCACGAGATAGAGAAAATTCAGAAAGAGGAATTTCAGCCGGAATAAACCTGTATTCAGGCAGCACCACCGCAATCGGCGCGGACTGCTCGGTGTAGAGCTTAATAACATTGCGCGCTTGGCCCGACTCGATGGCCCACTGCGGTGGCGCTTCACGTTCAATACAAGCCTTGAAGTCTTTAGGGCCTTCGGTGCTGATCCATCCGGCCCACTCATACGCCCAAGCATATGGCGCCACCGGCTCGCCATGGCGCTGGGCGGCTGGTTTGGCGAGAAGGGCGCGCAGCTCTTCAGCCAAAGACCAGCCCATAGCCTCGGCACCATTCATAAGGCTTTCAGCCAGCTCCCGCGTGATTTCGATCTTGTTGTTATTCATGGCTTGCTCCAGCTTTCAATTATTTTCAGACAGCGCTTGCAGGTCACTTGGTCGTGGCTATGCGTCATTTCCGGGTCACCACTTTCAGTTCCGCACATCAGCGTGTCCGGATGATCAGTATCGGCTTCGGTGCCACCATCCCAGTCGTCATAGTGGATCGCGCACTTGCTCATTCGCTTGCTCCCGATTCGGTGGGTTTGCGTTGTGAATCCAGAAAGTCGCGGACATTCTTCGCCAATCCCGCTCTTGGGTTGAGGACGGATAGACCGGAAGCGAGAAGCCTTGTTGCAAGCTGTAGGGATACAGATGTTTCCGCATTCCGCTGCTCGGCGATAGCCATCTTATTGTGCAACGCGATGTAGTCTAAAAATCTGACATAAGCTCCGGTTGGTAATTCTTCCATACCTTCCTCGCCAGCCCAGTCGAATCGCTTAGCCTTGTTCATAGTTTGAACTCCCGCGCCTTAACGAGATTTGAAATTTTTTCAGAAAGGGATTTAGGCCATATC